ACCATGTGATGCAATCCTCTGACTGCACCAGTTAATTTTGTATCACCTAATTGATTCCAACCACCTATTTTTTCAGGTGTTCCGTACCTAAAACGTACGTTTGTTCCCCCCGTCCATTGTGATTCAGCTCCGGTAGGTGTAACTTGTTTATTAAATCCTGGTAAAAATCCTAATTTTTGTAACATAAAAAAACCTGTTTATTAGGTCTTATATCACTTTTTTTAAGATTTCAATAGTCAACTCCTTCGTATTTTGTTATACAAATGCCTATAAAGTTATATGTATTTAGATTTATTTAGTATACCTGTCTTCATAGGAGATATAGATTCAAAAAAAATTTTCCTAAACAACAAAGAATTTAAAAAGACTTGGCTATCTCAAATGCCAAGTACTTACGAACAATCTAATAAAGAAAAACAACAAAGAGAAAGAGACAAGCAAGCTGGTAGCGGTCTTCTTGGTTCTATCATGGCTGCTGGAGCTGGTTTTGCATTAAGTAGTTTATTTAGTGGCGGGAAAAAAGCAACTGGTGGAGCTATTCCTTACACAGCGGGAGTAGATACAGTACCAACGATGTTGTCGGGTGGTGAATTTGTAATGAATGCTGCTGCTACTCAAAGGATAGGAAGAGGGAATTTGTCTGCGCTTAACTCTGGAGGAGGTTCAGGAGGAAACGGAGCAGTTATTGGAAAACTAGATGAATTAATTTCTGTTTCAGATAATCAAGGAGAAACTGTCATCAACATCACTGTTAACTCTGATGGAACATCTAGTGAGAATGGAAATGGCAATAAAGACGAAACTAATTTAGCGACCAGAATAAAGGATGTAGTCAAACAGGTCATTGATGACGAAAAGAGACTGGGAGGATCTTTAAGACAAGCTAAAGCGTAATGTATGACCCTACTTTAAATTACGAAGCTCACTTTTTTATATCTGGGCGAGATGGGAGTCCTGCTGCTACAGAGTTGTCTGGAATAGACTCAATTGATTTAGGATATGACAATTCAGCTAACGTAGTAGAGCCGTTGGGCAGTAGACTAGGCGTGACAACTGTCGGTCAAGCTGTCAGCCAAAAAGTTTCTTTTTCTAGATCTTTAATTTATAATGACCCAGTTTTAAATTTTACTGGAGAATCAGAAGTTATGAAAGGGAGCTTTAACTATGACAACAACGCTTCCTATGGTTTTGAAAGTGGTTACTTAAATTCTTATTCTGTAAATTGTGCTGTGGGTTCAGTCCCTAGAGTAAATGCCAGCTTTACTGTTTATGACGAAATGAAAAGTGGCGCTAACGCTTCAGGCACAACGAACACTAATATTTTTATACCAACCCAAGGGTCTATAACAGCGACCTGCGATGATAGTTCTACAAATAGAGTTATAGGTTTTGATTACTCTTTAAATTTAAAAAAAATACCTTATTATACAATAGGTTCAGAAACACCTGTGGAAGTTAAACATGTCAACCCAATCCAGTATTCGGCTTCAGTCCAACTAGAAGTTGATGATACTTTTCTTAAAAGTGGATTTAGTTTTTTAGATGCAGACAGAGAAAATAAAACAGTATCTTTCAGTATAAGAGGCAGAGATGGAACAACTTTACAAGATCTCACTATTCCTAAAGCATCATTAATATCTGAACAATTAAACTCTTCAGCAGATGGAACTTTAAAATTAACTCTTAATTATATTGGTCACTCATGAGCGAAAGTTTATTTTATAATAGAGACGACAATATCTCTGGTATAACCATACCTTCTACTATAGCGGGGTTGGGTCTTACTCCTGTTTATGGATCACAAGTTAGTTTCCAAGCTGACAATCATAGTTACGTCACTGATGATTTTTATTATAATTTAATACCTTATTCTGTTAATAGTTTAACAGCTCAATTTAATGTTAGGTATGATGTAAATGAAACTAACGCGCAAAAACTTGCAGCTTTTTTCGAAGCTCAATCAGGAATACAAAATATAGAGTTTACTCCTGACTCATCTAATATATATAAAACTGTTACAGGATTTTGTAATAATTATGCTATAAATTTTGTTAACAATCAAAGATTTGAAGTTGCATCTACAATAAGTGTTGATCACGCGCCTACTTTGCTAAAGTGGTCAGGCATGGGGTGCTTTGCTAATTTAACTTTCACTGGATGGAGTCCAAGTAGAAGCTATAAAAAATATGATGTAGTTTATTCTGGTTTAAATGAAAATAAGTTAGATAATTTTTATTATTGCTCTGGAGACCATAGTTCTAATGATTCCAATAGCCCGACTGGTAATCTATCAATGTGGAGTCAAAAATTCTTTTTTGAGCCTGATATTGGAGGTCAAAACGATGTAGAAATAAAAGCTGATATACTTAACTATAAAAATTCTTTCAAACAAAGGCTAAAAACAAATGATAACATTTCTACTTTTGGCATTAGTTATACTTTTAGTAATATTTCTGACTCCCAAACCAAGAGCATGATCCACTTTTTAGAAAATAAAGGTGGTTATAGAAGATTTGAACATCAAATACCTTCTGTTTATAATAAGCCCAAAGTTTATTACAGCCCTAACTGGACGCACACTTGGGATTATGTCAATTCAAACACATTAACAGTACAGCTCGTAGAAGATCCTCTAGGAGTAATACCAACGGGAACATAAAATGGCTAGAAACATAATAAAAAGTTACAACGCCATAGTAGCCGCTCAAGATGCGACTGTGGCCTTTTCCACGGCTAATCAAGGTCTTAAACTACATAAGATAGCTCAAGGCTTAGATTATTCTATTAATTATCCTAGACAAGCTTTGAAGCAAGTAGGTTCTCAAGATTTAGCCGCTAACGACTTCTATCAAGTTCCAGATGTAAACTTAAACATTACATACATTCCAGAACCAAATTTTTCTAACGAACTACAAGGTAGGTTTATTGACACAAGACCTAACACAGATTTTGAAAATTTTTTTACTCCTAGCGATGCTAACGATTCTACAAATTTTTATGTTTTAATAAATGAAAAAGGAGAGGATTCTTTTTTAAGTAAGTTATCCTATGGGTCATCTTTAAATTTGAATAAAGATCAAGCCATAGCTTTTGGAAATTGTTTTCCAACATCTTATTCTTTGAGTTATTCTATAGGTAATCTTCCTGTTGTTTCCACATCTTATCTTGGTTCGAATGCTGTGTTCGCGAACTTAAGCACGACATCAATGCAAATGCCGTCTGTGAATTTAACTGGCGGTAATAACAATGGCGTTGGTAATTGTCTTTTCAATTTTGCTCTAGATTTATCAAGCTCTGATTTAGACAAAAAGCCTCCTGTAGTTAATCCAGATAACACTAATAGCGATATTGTTTTGCAGAATTTACAAGTTGGTGGGCAACCAATATCTGGAAAACATTTGGTTCAATCTGTTGATATGAGTGTTGGTGTCGGCAGAGTTTCTTCTTATGGTTTGGGTAACGATTATCCCTTTAGTAGAAAGAGGCAATTCCCAGCCGAAGGTTCATTTTCTGTATCCTCTCTGGTTTCAGGAATGGATGTGGGTAATATGACTGGAGTTTTAAATTCTGATGAAAACTATCAATTTGATTTAAAATTAGAAGCCAGCGGCAAGCAAATGATCTACCGAATAGAAGATGCTAAACTTAATTCTTACAATTATTCAATGAGTGTCAATGGCACTATGAGTTATGACGCACAGTTTAGTTTTAAAGTGACACAAACCAAAGGCTTAAAAGTCAGCGGAACTTATTACTAATCGTAATCTATTTTTACATTTTTACTCTCGTAGCCTTTTTCCTTTAATCTATTAGGATGCTCTGCACCATTACGCTCTTTAGAGTAATTATTGTAAAATTTTTCTTTTACTGGGTCTAAGCCTCCAGATTTTTCTGCTCTTTTAGAACTTAATTCAGCAGAGAGATCCATCATGTCTCCGATGGTTCCTTTTTTATTATAGGTAGCATCTATGTAATGCTGTTTGTTAAAAGGGTCGATACTGTTATCAATGGAGGCGTTAGGAGCAAGGAAAACCCTGCTCCATTCAACGCCATCTTCTGAATAAACATGTTCATCATTCATCCCTTGTAATACCTCTCGGTATTCTTCTTTATCGGGATGTTTATAAACATAAATAGGCATTATTTAATATCTATTTTTTTTGTTTCTGAAACAGCTTTTTTAGGAAGAGTAATTTTTAAAAGACCATTTTTCAATGAGGCTGTAATATGATCCTCTGAAACTAAATCATATAAAAATAATTTAAATGATTTTTGTCTGTCTTCATTTTTAGCTTCGATGGTTAAAGTGTTATCGTTCACTTTAATATCTACGTCTTTTTTTGAAAACCCAGCTAATTCAAATTCTGCCGAATAAACATCTCCAGATTCCTTCACTGGAGAAAGTTTAGATGACCTAGTATTAATATCGTTAAGAATGTTGTTAAGTAATGTATTCATAATAAACTATATATAACATTTATCATGCCACACTATATTTAGGGAAAATAAGGGCTAAAATAGACTTCACTGTTTTTTCATATGTCATATTGTCTCCCATTTTGACACCCTCTGTGTTAAGTTGTCCCGCCTTTAATTCAGCTTTTTCCATTGCCGAGATAGCTTCTTCCTCTGTCCAAGTGTAGAAAACTCCTTTGTTAAATGAGTTGTCGTTGGTAAAAAACACCCCATCTTCACATGGCATATTTCCAGAAGATTCAACTAAGATTGAGTTCTCTTTTGTAGCCCAATCTTTGTGCGATGTTTCATTTAAAACTACGCTCCATTTTCCTAAACAAGTGGCGTTAAATGCTGGTAAATTCCATCCCTCTCCTCCTGACAAACCAGTTAGATCAACATCTATTGCATTTAGCAATTCGTTTACCTCTGAATTTTTTACAAGACGAGGGATTACATTTAAATTATTATAATTTTTACCTTCCGTTATATCAGTCCAAACACCTTGCATCTGCTGATCGTTAAAGAAAGGGTTACTAACACAACAAGAAAGCTGATACTTTGGATTATTGCCATACTTTTTCAACCACGACTGAATAATTTTTTTGGTATGCTTTCTATTTTCATACTTACCCATTAAACCAAAATGAATAACATCTTTTAAATATTCTTTTTCGGTTCTTTTAAAATCTTCATCAAACCCAAGAGGAATGTAATTTGTGCTAGGCAAGCCTTTGTCGGAAAATAATTTTTTAGCGTATTTAGAAGAAAAAATAACTTGGTCTTGTAAACTAGCTATTTTCACCTCTAATTCTGTAGGCTCACTAGTTTCATAAAACGTAAACAAAAATTGGTCTTTAGTCTTTCTATTTTCAGCACCATTTAAATGCCATAGTTTTAAAGTCGGGGTTTGACTTGAAATTAAAGTCCACCTTTTATTTACGGAGTCTTCGATGTATTTTTTTAGTTCATCAGTCAATTCAAAAGCAGATAAATCTGGGTCACCTGTAGGGAAGATGCCCAGATTTATGTCTAACTTTTGAAGTTCTCTAATAATGTTAAAACTAACATTACCGAAACTTAATCCGTTTAATGGAGCTTCTAAAATTAAATTCATTTAAAACGGAACATCATCGCCTTCTACATCGCCACTTGAGCTTTCAGCTTCGTTATCATCTGACTTTTTAGAAGTCAAAAACTGAAGATCTTTTCCTCTGATAAAATATTTGCTGAAATTTTTACCATCCTTCTCCCATGTAGACATGCAAAGTTCCCCATTGACAATAAACTCTCTTCCTTTAGAAAGATATTTTTCAGCGATTTCTGCTGTTTTATTCCAGTATTCAATATCAACAAAGCATTTTGTTTTTGCGTTTGATGTTGAAACGCCAGCTCTTAGGCTGACGACCTTTTTACCAGTGCTGGTAGTTCTTACTTCTGGATCTTTAACCAGATATGCTGCTGCTGTAATAGAATTATACATAATTAGCTTCTTTTTTTACTTTGTTAATAAACTTATTGTGAATATTTATACATCCTTGAATACTTAAGCCAATTTTTTTGGCGATAGTTCTCCAAGGGGTGAGCTTATTGTTAGCTGAACCATAACGCATGTCAACTATTTTTTTTACTCGCTCGTCTTTTTCTGTTTTTAAGCATTTTTTAAACACAACCAAAGCTTCTTCTTTATTTATTTGAGATATAAAAGATTCACAGCTTGGTTCAATGTAACTATTTTCATCATCGATAAAATACTCTTTATTTTTCTTCTTTTTATTCAGAGCATTCAAACACTTCCACTTAGTTTGATTAGCAAGATGAGTAGAAAATTTTGTATTTCTAGAAGGATCGTAATTCAAAGCCGAATCATAGATAGTGATTTCTTTGTCTTCGACAATCTGTGTTTTGTCTAGAGCGCATTGAGGACTAGACATAAAATGGTTTACCATCGTATGGAATATACCAGAGTGCCGATCAACTAGAGCTATCAAGCTTTGCTGATCGGAATTATCCTCTTGAATTTTTGAAATGAGTGTCAGATCGCTTTCCACTGAACCCATCTTATTGTTTGTTTCACCTTTTTCCACAGAATATTAAAAAAACTTCTGATTTATTTTATAATATATTTATAAAACGTAATACATTCAGTATTACGTTTACTTAATCTATACCGTTATAGGCATAAATTACGTTTATCCCGTTTCACGGTTATTATATGACCATTATTTAGTTTGTCAACAAAAAAAATTTTTCCGAAAAATTCCCTTTGACATTGCTTCATCTTGCTGCTAAGTGTAAATTCCTTTAACCATGATTTTTGAAGAGCAAGTATCGAGAAAGCCCGACCATTATCCTTGGGCGCAAGAGTTTATTGAAGCAATGCATAACGGTTTTTGGACCGATAAAGAGTTCAGTTTCAGTAGTGACATTCAGGATTTTAACGTAAACTTAACAGAAGATGAAAGGGAGATGGTTGTAAGGACTCTTTCAGCTATTGGTCAGATTGAGGTGGCGGTTAAAAAGTTTTGGAGCAAGCTTGGAGATAATCTTCCTCATCCAAGTTTAACTGATCTTGGTTATGTTATGGCTAATATCGAAGTTATCCACAACAATGCTTACGAGAGACTTTTGAAGGTTTTGGGGCTAGAGGACATTTTTGAAAAAAATCTACAGCTTGATTTCATTGAAGGTAGGGTAAAATATTTGCGTAAATACAATCACAAATTTTACAAGGATTCTAAAAAACAGTATGTATATTCAATTATTTTGTTTACTCTTTTTGTAGAGAACGTATCTTTGTTTTCGCAGTTTTACATTATCAATTGGTTTAATCGTTATCGCAATGTCCTCAAAGATACGGGACAACAAGTTAAATACACAAGAAACGAAGAAAATATACATGCGCTAGCTGGGATCAAAATTATAAATACGATTCGGAGCGAGCACCCTGAACTTTTTGATGAAGAGCTAGAAGAAAGAATAGCTAGTGAGGC